ATTCCCATTAATAGTAGATGATTCAGGAACACCAGTTATCAAAGAGATACCATCTGGTGATGTCTTGGATTTAACAGGATCAACGATCAAGGCGGCAGCAATTGATACAACATTAACAGTTGGAGGTGATACTACATTAAGTGGTTCACTTACACTGGGAGGTACAAATGTTGCTACTGAACTTGAATCAAAAGCGACAACAGGAAAGGCCATCGCAATGGCCTTGGTATTTGGATAATATAGGAGATATAAATGGCAACCCCAAATTTAGTAAACGTTGCAACAGTAACACCTTTTACAATAGCTGGTGCAGTTACGACTTCAGCAACTGATGTGATAGATGTTGCTGCTGATAAAACACAAAAAATCAATAGTATCATCATTTCAAATGTAGATGGTACAAGTGCTGCTGATATTTCAGTAGAAGTTTCAGTTGATGATGGCGTAAGCTATTTTCATATAGCTAAAACTGTATCTGTTCCAGCAGATGCAACACTAGTTATAATTGATAAAAATTCACAAATATATTTAGACGAAACAGATTTACTTAGATTAACTGCCTCGGCTAACTCGGATCTCGAGTATGTTATTTCTGGTGAAATCTTAGATGACGCTTAAGGAGTACAAATATGGCTCACTTTGCAGAACTTAATAACAGCAACGAAGTATTACGAGTAGTAGTAATATCCAACGATGATGTAGAAGCTAATGGAGGAGAATTATCCTCTGATGCAGAAACATTTGTCGCTGGATTAGTACCACATTCAGAAGATGGTGTTGCATGGAAACAAACTTCGTATGGTAATAATTTTAGAAAACATTATGCAGGTATTGGAGATACTTATGATGCATCAAAAGATAAATTCATAATTCCACAACCTTACCCATCTTGGTCATTAGATTCTAACGATGATTGGGTCTCACCAGTCACCTATCCAACAATTACAGAAGTAGATTCAGAACCATTAATAATCACTTGGGATGAAGATAATCAAAAATGGTTAGGAGAGACAGGTATTGGTGATCCTATAGTTATAACCAATTACGAATGGGATGCTACTAATCTGGAATGGAATGAGGTCTAACTATGGCTAATTCTAATGGCGGAATAATTGGTATCGATAATCCTCCAGTTGAACAACCTGAAGTTATTACAACTTTTAATGCCAGCGGTAATCTAACCACAGCACCTTATACAACCGAAGTTCAATATGTTATTGTTGCAGGTGGCGGTGGTGGTGATGTTGGTGCAGGATCAGGAGGTGGCGGCGCAGGTGGTTATCGTTCATCGGTGCCTGGTGAATCATCGGGAGGAGGAGCATCGGCCGAGCCTTTAAGTCCAGTTACAGGAGGATCACCTTATCCAGTTGTTGTTGGAGCAGGTGGAGCAGGTAAGGAAAGCTCATATACAAATCCAGCAGCAACAGATAATGGAAAGGAAGGTTCTGATTCAAGTTTTAATGGCATAGTTTCTATTGGAGGTGGTGGAGCAGGTTTTGTCCCTAATCCAACCTCTTCAAGAAATGGTGGTTCAGGTGGTGGAGCATCTTATTCAAACCAGGGCGGACAAGGAACTGCAAACCAAGGCTATCCAGGCGGTACTGCTCAATATAGTGGCGGTTCAAATAATGGTGGCGGAGGCGGTGGTGGAGCAGGACAAGCTGGTGAAGATTGCCCTCTCCCTGCACCCCCACAAAGAGGTTATGATGGCGGAGATGGTGTAGCTTCTTCTATTACAGGAACTTCTATTTACCGAGCAGGTGGTGGCGGAGGTTGCGGAAGATTTGCAAATGATGGACCTGCTGGAGTAGGAGGTCTAGGCGGTGGTGCACCAGGATCAGATCCTGTAGATTCACCAAATCCAGGAGGAGTTGCTAATAGTGGAGGTGGTGGTGGTGGAACCTCTATAGGTAGTCCACCCTTTACTCCAGTTCCAGGCGGTAATGGTGGTTCAGGCGTTGTTATTATCAAAGAACCAAATAAAGGATATAGAGTATCAGGAGTATGGGATATGAATGCACTATACGATAACGTGAAAGCGGGGACATGGACAAATGCCTAGATTAATTGGAGCAACACAAACATTAACAGCAGGAACTCAAGCTCAACAAATTACTACATTTAATTCTTCGGGAACATTTGCTGCTCAACCAAGAACAACTAATGCTTGGGTATTAGTTTTGGCTGGTGGTGGCGGTGGTGGTATTGGAGGTGGTTCAGGTGGAGGAGCAGGTGGACATTATGAAGTACCCTCTCATCCTTTACCTTTAAGCCCAGTTCCCATCACAGTTGGCGGTGGCGGTGCTGGTACACCTAATGCTGCTACATTTCCTCCCCCAGCAGGACCATATCCAAGACATATTTCAGGTTCAAGTGGTTCAAATTCAGTCTTTGGAGCAGCAGCACCTCTTACAGCTATAGGCGGTGGTGGAGGTCGTATAGGAGTATCAGGCACACCTGAAAATGGTAATCCAGGCGGTTCAGGTAGCGGTGGTTATAATGGCGGTACTGGTGGTTCAGGAACACCAGGTCAAGGATTTGCAGGTGGAAATGTACCTTTCACTGGTTCAGCAGGAGGAGGCGGTGCAGGTGCTGTAGGAGATAATTCAACGTCCCCAACTTTTATTGGTTCTAATGGAGGAGCAGGTAAAGCATCCTCAATTAGTGGCTCAAGTGTTACACGGGGCGGTGGCGGAGGGGGCGCTTCATCCATTGGACCATTATTCTCATACGACCCAGCTACCAACCCAGTGGGTGGTTTAGGTGGATCAGGCGGAGGCGGTAATGCTGGCAAAGTTTCACCAACATTTGATAATTCTGCTGGTTACACACAAATTCCAGCTTGGACAGCAGGTGGTGTAAATCTTGGAGGCGGTGGCGGTGGTCAAACCACTTACGCTGGTGCGCTTGATCCTGCTGCACCTGGTGGTTCAGGTACAGTAATTATTAATGAGCCTCAAGTTGACTTTGTAGATGGAACTTCAAGCGTTTGGGATTTAAGAGCAGTATTTAGAGCAGTTAAAGCTGGAACTTGGTCAAACTAATTTTATCTTTATATATACTATATAATGAATTTAAAATGGTACTATTGGTATTTTCAATCTGCAATACCTGAAAGAATATGTGATGACATAGTTCGTTACGGTCAAGAGCAAAACAAAGAAATTGCTCTTACAGGTAACGCTAATAAAGACAACCTAACAAAACTAGAACTTAAAAACATTCAAAAGAAACGTAAATCTGATGTTGTATGGATGAATGACAGGTGGATATACAAAGAAATACAACCCTACATTTATCAAGCAAATGCAAGTGCTGAATGGAATTTTGAATGGGATTTTAGCGAGTCTTGCCAATTTACTGAATATAAAGTTGGTCAGTATTATGATTGGCATTGCGACTCTTACGAAGAACCTTATAACGATCCTGAGAACCAAAATGTACATGGTAAGCAGAGAAAACTTAGCATGACTGTATCCCTCACCGATCCTGATGAATATGAAGGAGGAGATTTAGAGTTTGATTTTAGGAACACAGACGAAGGATCACAGCCAAGAATATGCGAAGAAATTAGAAAGAAAGGTAGCGTGATTATCTTTCCATCTTTTGTGTGGCATAGAGTCACACCAGTAACCAAAGGAATACGACACTCCTTAGTGTGTTGGAATTTAGGATATCCATTTAGATGAGCTTTAAAAAAAATAAATACCAAGTAATTAAAAGTGCTATATCAAGCGAGTTAGCAGACTTTTGTTATCAATACTTTTTAAATAAAAGAGCAGTAGCAAGACATATGTTTGATGATAGGTACATTTCGCAATTTACAAATTATTTTGGCGTTTGGAATGATGTCCAAATACCTGAAACTTATTCACATTATGGCGATATAGTTATGGAAACTTTATTGCAAAAAGTTAAACCTGTAATGGAAAAAGAGTCAGGTGTAAAGCTAACTGAAACTTATTCATATGCAAGAATCTATAAAAAAGGTGATGAGTTAAAAAGACATAAAGATAGATACTCTTGCGAGATATCTACCACCATGAACTTAGGTGGTGATGATTGGCCTATATTCTTAGAACCTTCAGGTGAAGAAGGTAAAAAAGGCGTAGAAGTAAACTTAAAACCAGGTGATATGCTGATGTATCGTGGTTGTGAATTAGAGCATTGGCGTGAACCATTTAAAGGCGAAAACTGTGCACAGGTATTTTTACACTATAATGATTCAAGTAATCCAAAAGCAAAATTTAATAAATTTGATGGTAGGCCTATGATAGGATTACCTGATTATTATGCACGAAAAGATGATTGAGATTTTTGATTGCCCTTACATATCTAAAGTTAATAACAAAAAGTTTCAGCAAGATTTAATTAAATACACTAAAGAAACTAAATGTTGTGATGAGGAAGTATGTACACATCCAAAAATACAAAGTGATTTAAAAATAGATCAAGCCTTTACAGTTATTGATGATTCTATTCAAAACCTTTTTAAAACTTACTTAGGCACGGATAAGTTTAAGTTTACTAAAAAGAATGTATGGGGATATTACGCATCTAAGGGATCGGAATTAGCAAGTGTGATTCATAACCATATGTTTAAAAAAGAAAAAGGTTTACAACTTTCGGCTGTAATGTATGTTACACCAACAAAACTAGGCACTAGCTTTGCAAATTTTAAAATAGAACCTAATATAAATACATGGTATCTTTGGCACTCAGGTTTATATCATCATCCTGAGGATGGCGTAACACCTGAAGATAGAATTGTTTTAGCTTTAGCTACAGTTATAAATAGATGCACATAAAAATTCCAAACTTCTTATCAATAGAAGAATGTAAGTTAATTGAAGAAGTTTTATTAGAAAAAGAACAAGAAATACTTGCTTTGCCCCTTACTACAGATATGTATACAGGAACAACCGCAAGGTATTCCTACTATAATTTTTTAAACTACATACCTGAAATAGACATAACAAGTAAAATTTTTGACTTACCAATTATGCAAGACGAAGATGAATTTTGGATTCAATGTTGGGTTAATATTCTGAATAAAGGTGAAGGAATACCTATGCATAATCACGGTCATCCTGAAAATATTTTTTATGCTTGTAATATCTTTATATCAGGTCCTGATAGTTGTTTTACTTTTTATGATGATATAGGTCATGTATCTAACAGAGTGGGTGAACTGCATTTAATTGATTGCCACCTTTGGCATGGTGTAAAAGAGAACATAAACGACCAACCAAGGTTGTCTATTGCTTGTGATATACATTTTAGTGATCCTAAGGATTTTGAAAACTACGAGCAAAGAATTGTTTACGCTAAAAGAAAAAACTAGGGAGGCAATCCTTATAAATATAATAATATTATAGGAATTTTAAATGGCAACAAAAGTAAAATTAATCGCAGATGGAGTCATTACACCAGACCAGATTACTCTCACAACTGCAAGTACAGGAACAAATACAACTGCTCCTGCGACTACTGCTTTTGTTCAACAAGAAATATCAGCATTAGTTGATAGCTCACCTGAAGCATTAAATACACTGAATGAATTAGCTGCAGCACTTGGCGATGATGCAAACTTTAGTACCACTGTAACAAACAGTATTGCTACTAAAGCACCATTAGCAAGTCCTACATTTACAGGTG